GCTGGTAGCGCAGGCACGGCGCCTGAGCGTGCGGGGCCGCGTCGAGGCCGTAGGCGATGCGCCTGCCCACCGAGGTCGTGTACGGGGCCGACCCAGCGATGAGCGCGAGCCGGGTGGCGACCGCGGCGCGGATGGCGGCAAGCGTCGTCACGGCAGGCCCTCCAGCGCCGAGCTTAGCACGTCGGCGAGGGCGGCGGGCACCCGGCGGGCTTCGGCCTCAAAGGCGTCCCGGAGGTACCACTTGGCCCTGATGGTGGTCTGCTTCACCAGCCACCACCGCACGGGGCCCAGCGTGCCCCTCTGGCGGGCCCTCGGCCGCGGGCGCCTCTCTACCCGCACCGGGCGCTGTCGACGCGCTGCAGGGGCCTTCTTGGCCTTGCGGCGGGGCACCTCGACCAGTGCTGCGAGGTCAGGCCGCAGAGGCACGAAGCGGAGCGGCCGGGGGAAGTCGCGGGGGGTCTTGTACCGGGAGGTCCCGTTCGGCTGCTTCACGCTGTCCGTCGGGATGGCGAGCCACTTGCGCCGCACCGGCCGCACGGTCCCGCCGCGCTCCTGGATGCCGGCGTAGACCACCTCGGCACCGGCGAGGGTCACGCCCCCGGCCTGCACCCCGACCTCGATGTCCGCGCCCTGCCGGAGCGGCCCGATGCCGCCGCGCGGGGCGCCCTCACTGCGCACGAAGCCCGCGATGGACCGCCGGAGCAGGCCGCTCCGGGTCTTCATGCGGGCCTTCGCGTTGTCCTTGGCGCCCGCCTCCATCTGCTTCGACACCGTGTCCAGACGGCGCCGGAGCTCCGCCCGCATGGCCCCGCCGGCCGCGAGCTGCAGCCGGTCGGCCAGCTGGCGCACGTTCACGGGGCGACCAGCCGGTGAGCCTGAGCCAGCGCCTTGACCTCGGGGAGCAGGTCCAGCGCCGTCAGGTCCACCCGGCTCTGGCCGTCGTCGATCGTCAGCCGGCCGGCCGTGCGGGTGTGCGCCAGCCAGTGGCCCACCTGCATCACGACAGCCTGCGCCAGCGACCCGGGCAGCGTGGCCCAGCCCGCCGAGACGGTCACCTTGTTCGCGCGCAGGGCCGAGCTCCAGCCCGTGCCCGCCGAGTCGCGGAGCACGATGGCCCCGAGCACCGTGTCGAGGTCCCGGTCCCCACTCGCCACGGCCGTGGCCGCGCCGTAGGACCGCTCCGGGTCGATGTAGACCGAGGTCACCGAGATGACCGGCCGCACCGGCAGGAGCATCACCAGCGGGTCGCTGGGGTCGATGCCCATGAGGCCCGGGTAGAGCGTGTAGGTGGCGGCGCCGAGCGTCCGGGTGCCGGCGTCCGGCAGCGGGAAGCGCATCCACTCGGCGAGCGCCGCATCGGCCCGGTCCACGAGGGTCCCGATGAGGGTGTCGTCGCCCGAGACGGCGCCCGTGAGCTGAGCCCGCACCGTCGCCGCTGAGATCACCGGCATGGGGCCCCCGTGGCGAGCATCACGAGCGCCCGGTGGCGCTCCTCCAGCGCGTGCCGCACCTCCGCCGAGAGGGACGGCGGCGCGGAAGAGAGCAGCGCCCCGAGCGCCCCGTCGAGGGCCCCCGAGGCGATGCGCCGGCGGACCTCGGAGGGGTCGCCGGCCACAGACGGCAGAGCCCCCGCCACCGGCGAGCGCATGGCCCGGTCGATGACGGGGGCGGCGAGCATCAGGCGCGGACCGCTTCGATGAGCACGGTGACGGTGCCGGTCACGGCGAGGCCGGACGCGGTCTTGGTGACCGCCACGTTGATGTGGCTCGCGCTGGCGGTGTGCACGGCCGCCTCGGTGCCGGTCAGCGTGAAGGCCACCGGGGTCCCGGCGGTGAGGTCGCCGTTGCCCGTGATCTGCGTGGTGAAGCTGCCGAGGGTCGTGCTGCCGACCTTCACGGCGACCGTGGCGTAGTTGGTGTTGTCCGCGGTCCGATTGGTGTCCGGGGTGAACTCCGCGCCACGGACGATCCACTTCGACGGGCCGCCGGCCGGGATGGTCGCGTAGACCGTCTCGGCGGTGCCCGCGGTGGTCTGGTCGAGCGGCAGGGCGATGAGCATGAACATGGGGGCCTCCTCAGGTCACATGTTGAACATGTAGCGGACGTTCTTCTGACCGGACTTGGCCAGATTGACGTAGGTGCGGCGGTTGCGCGCCCGCAGGTACGAGCCGCCGACCTTGATGTCCCGCTGCATGTCCACCGAGGTGCCGACCCGCACGAAGCGGCGGTAGAGGCGGCGGTTGAACAGCAGCGCACCGGAGGTCAGGTCGCTGGAGCTCGCGTAAAGGCCGTCGGCCGCCGCGAGGTCCGAGGTCATCGCGTCGGTGAGCACGATCGGCACGCCGTAGATGCTGCCGACCTCGCCGCGGACCACCGGGGCGTTGCTGCCGTAGTCGCTCGCGCTCACCACGCCGGTCATGCTGGCGATCTTGCGCACATGGGCCTGGAAGCTGGTGAGCAGGACGAGGTCGCCCCGGCCGCCGCGCGGGCCCTGGATCTTGCTGATATCGTCCGCGAAGGTGGAGAGGCTGAACGTGCCGCGGTCGATGCTGTTGGACTGGTCCTTGGCCAGCGCCCGCAGCCCGAGCCAGCTGCGCAGGTAGTGGTCGTTGCTGTCCTCGGGGTCGCCGAAGATGCCGCCCGGGTCCCAGGTGGCGAGGGCGTCCTGGTGGGTCGCCGCCGTGTCGCCGTTCACGATGCAGAGCCGCTCACCGATGGCCATCGCGCGGGTCATCGAGTCGCGGATGAACGGGATGGCGGGGACGATCGAGTCCTCGGTGGCGTCCTCGTGCATGAAGACCATGACCGCGAGGCCCGACGCCGTGACGGTGAGCTTGTCCGTGCCGACGCTGGAGCTCTTGAACGCGGCGGGGTTGTCGCCGGTCTGGCCGATGAGCTTGTACGGCTTCGGGTACAGCGTGCCGAGAGGGAGCTCGACGCTGTTGGAGGTCATCGGGGTCTCGTCGAAGAGCCCGAGCAGGCCGTCGGGGTCGAACTCCTCGACCTGCCAGAGCGGGCTCGCCAGGAGCGGGGTCGGGATGAAGTCGCCGCCGGTGCCGGTCGCGCTGTCGAAGGCGCGCCGGATGGCCTCGGGGGCGCGGCGGTACACCGCCTGGATGGCCTCGTAGGTCGGCCGGCAGCCACGCTGCATGAGCTCGGGGTTGTCGAGCGCAGGGGTGCCGTGGATGGCGACGATGGCGAGGGTGTGCTCCTCCATCGCCTTCTGGAACTCGGCCTGCCACGGGTGGATCGGCTTGCTGTCGAGCAGGCCGGGCAGGTGCCGCGCACGCGGGCGGATGTCGCCCTTGTCGAAGCTGCGCGCCACCACCTTCCCGTCGACGAGGAAGGCGGCGAGGTCGCGGTCGGACGCGGAGAGGTCGGGCGCGGCGGACTTCTGAGCCGAGAGGGTGGTGATGGTCTGCTGCGCGCTCTTGAAGTCGGCCGCCATCCGCTCGATGGTGACCTCCTTCTCGGCGACGCTGCGCTCCAGCTTGGTGACGCGCTCACCCTGGGACTTGACCCACGCGGCGAGCTCTTCGGGCGACCGGATGTCGGTCATGTCAGCGGCCATGATGGCCTCCTCGGGTGTGGCCCGTCGGGGGCCGGGTGAACAGGTGCGCCAGCGGGTGGGCGGCCGTCTCAGCGACGGCGGCGCGGATGGTCTGCGCTGGCGAGAGGGGAAGGGCGCGCTGCGCGTCGGCCAGCGCGTCCGGGTTCATCGGCATCGGCGTCAGGCTGCACTCCATGAGCACCGGGCCCATGAAGACAAGCCCGCCGCGCTCATCGTAGAGCTCGGAGCCCTTGAGGTCGGCGGACCCGCGCCACAGCACGTTGCCGGGGCGGAACCCGACCGAGACGGTGCGCAGGGTGCCGGCGCGGAGTTGCGCGGCCACGGTGACGCTCATCGGGTACGACTCGACGGGCCGCGGCTCCAGCGTGCCCCGCAGGGCCCCGTCGCGCACAGCCACGTCGCGCCAGACGCCCACGGCGGGCTCGTCGTAGCGGTGCGCCCAAAGGGCGACCGGGTTGCGCTGGAACTCCTCCAGCATCCAGTCCTGCTGCACGATGTCGCGGGCCCGGTCCGGGGTCGCGCTCGACATGACGAAGCCATAGCCGGGCTTGTCGTCGTCGTCGTCACCCTCCATCCGGGCCACCTGCACGAAGGCGCGCCCGAGCAGCCGGTGGTCCGGGATGCCCAGCGCGTCGCCGATGGTGTGCAGCGTGGCCCAGTCGGCG